GGGAGGAACAATGACTTGGCCGTCCGCAGCGGGCATTCCGATTTATTCTGGTAGTCAATCGTGGGGAACAAGCATTACAAATAACTCGGCTAATTGGAATACGGCATACAATTGGGGTAATCATAAAGTATTGGATATAAACACTCAAACAAGCGCAACTTACACATTGGTATTGGCTGATGCACACAGGTTAGTGATAAGAAGTAATTCAAGCGCAAACACAGTCACAGTACCTACTAATACTTCTGTGGCGTTTCCAGTAGGTACTCAAATCACCGTAGTACAAACTGGTACTGGCACTACCAGTATTGCCGCTGCGGGAGGGGTGACGATAAATAGTGCGGATGACGCAACAGCTTTGCGGGTGAGGTATAGTGCGTGTTCACTTGTGAAAATAGATACAAACATCTGGTTGTTAATAGGAGATATAGAATGAAAAGAGTATTAAGCATATTGTTTCTGTTATGGGTGACTGGGGGGCTGTATGCTCAGTTTATTCCCGGCGTGGTAGCAAGTTCTAAGAAAATTGCTTATTCCCAGTATTTGGGGGTAGGTACGCACTTAGTCAACCACGATTCCGAGGAAATGTACGTTAAAGTTGATTTATGCTCCAACGTTGAATGGACTGCGACAAGCAGTGAGGAATGGCTGAAAGTGGCTACTCAATTATATTGGACAGCTATGGATACCTTTAATCTTGTTATGACTACATACGTTTCTTACAATCCGTATAGTGGACTTGCTCCTGACATTGGAGCATTTGAATACCTCGACGTTATGGTAGCAGGGCAAGACAGCGCATTTTTGTATCTCATAGCAGAGGAAAACATAGGAGAACACCGAACCGCCGTTGTTTCAGTACAAGGGGAAGGAGTACCAGGGTATAGTCAAATAGTAGTAAATCAATATGGGACAGGCGAGGGAGTGCCGGGGTATAGTCAAATAGTAGTAAATCAATATGGGACAGGCGAGGGAATGGATGAACCAAAAGGCAAAAGGGATTCAAAAGTATTTAAAATGGGTAGGAAACTATATATTGATAGGCAAACTGGAAAGTAATTATTACAGATGAGCGACCAGAGGATGATTGAAAATATAAGAAATGGGGATGAAAGAGGTTACACTGTCCTTTTTGAAAGACACTGGTGGAGGGTGTTCAATTATATTTCTTGTATTGTATGGAATAAATTGGATGCAGAAGATTTGACAATGATAACATTTGATAAGGCTTTTAGGAAATTGGACACGTGGAGGGATACGGGAACGTTTACTACGTGGTTAATTCAAATAGCAAAATACACAGCGTATGACTTTATAGCAGCTCAGAGGATAAGAATACAGGCGACGGAGGATATTAGCAATTATAGGTCGCTACAAGATAAGGGATATTCCCCTTACCAAATAGCCGTTAAAAATGAACTTGACAGATTGTTAAGAGGGGAAATAAGAAAACTGCCGAAGAAGAGCAGGGCAGTCATGGAATTAAGTTATGAAGGATACGATAATGAGGAAATAGCAAAGCAGCTTAGTATGATGCACGGGAATGTAAGATGTATTATTTCTCGTGCGAGGAACAAAATGGAACCAATAAAAAGAATTGTATATGAAGGTGGTGTGCGGGTTAGTGTTGCTTAGTATGATTTCCGGAATAGATTACCGGGATGATCTCCTTCCAGTCAGGGACCAGGGAGTAAGGGGGAATTGCCTTGCTTATTCCGCTGCTGCAATGATGGAATGGAGGGATTACAAAACAACTGGAAAGAAAACGTATTTCGACCCTGCGCAGATATACAATAAGAGGAAGAACCCTGAGAAGTTAGTTATGGGGGATATTGAACGAATATTAAATGTTAAGTGTGTTTCAATAAAAACTGTTGAGGAATTGAAAGAAACGTTACTCAATGACGGTCCTTGCATTATTAACTTCCAAACCTATAACCGGACTTCGAGTATGTGGAAGCCTCTTGATAGTAATTTAGTCACTGGGTTTCATTCAATGTTGGTAGTAGGATACGATAATGATGGATTTATATTGCGTAATTCGTGGGGTGCACGATGGGGAGATAATGGGTATTGTGTATTTCCTTACGAAGATTGGAAATGGAAGTGGGATGTTTTAAAATGTATTTGTTATGACAATATCAAAAAATAAAGAAATTGTGTTGCCTGTTTGGTTGGTATCCATTCTGGCATCAATCTTGGTTGCAGTATTCACAGCGTGGGGAATTGCATCAGCGAAGGCTGCAACATTGGAAGTTAAGGCTCAAACAAATGAGCGGGATATTAAAGAGTTGAAAAGTACCAAAGTTAATCGAGGAGAATTCGACCTTGTATTAGAAAAACTTAACACTATTGAGCAGAAGCTCGACAGAGTAGAAAGGGAAAAATGATGGTCATTTTAGACAATGGGCATGGACACACGACTCCGGGCAAGCGTTCACCTATCTGGGAGGATGGTACACAACTGTTTGAATGGGAATTTGCCCGTGATATAGTTAAGCGTGTTCACGCAGGGCTTCAGCGTTTAAGTATTGATAGTATAATACTGGTTCCAGAAGCTGCGGACGTGCGAATAAAAACAAGAGCAAACCGGACAAATGAACTATATAGGAAGTATCCAAACTCCTTTCTAATCAGCGTGCATGGTAATTGGCATAAAGACCCAAGATCAAATGGTTGGGAGGTATTTGTTTATACTGATCGAACAAGGAGCAAGAATCTCGCAGAAGGTTTTTTCAAAGCTGCTATGAAGCATTTGCCAGAATTTAAAATGAGGCAAGGAAATGGAACAGTTTATAAGATTGAAAACTTTGGTATTTTAAGGGATACAAATTGTCCTGCTATATTAACTGAAAACTTATTTTATTCAAACAGGGAAGAATGCAGGTTTATGTTATCTGATGAAGGGCAGGAAAGGATTGCAAAATTGCACGTTGAAGGAATATTAAATTTTATACAATACAATTATGAAAAGGATTATTTTTGAACTTATAGACTGGCTTGTAATGGCCGGGATAGTTGCAACTTTAATATTATTAACTTATTCGAATTTGTTATGAAGAAAAAAGTATTGTTATTTTTTGGATTGCTCTTTGTGAGCATCGGGTTATTTGCTCAGGAAATTACACCTCCTGAATCGTGGACTGATATAGTTATCAACCTGAAGGGACTATTTGGCTCCTTTGTTGGGATTGCTGCTGTTACCACGTTTGCCGCAACGTTTTTCATCGGGCTTTTAAAAGTCGATAAAGGGTTCATCAAACAGCTTGTGGCGTGGGGCGTAGGCATTATTCTTGTCGTTGTGGCATCTCTTGTTAAGTTTGGCTATGCGGCTGATCTTCCCCTGGGGATTGCTGTTCTGCATGGATTCGCTGCCGGACTTGCATCAAACGGGATTGCTGATGTTCCGTTTTTAAAGGACTTTTTGGATGTTATCGAAGGATTATTTGAGAAAAAAGAAGAAAAAGAGGAATGAACACTTCCGTCAGATTAAACATTGCTCTTGCCATTCTTACCATGGGATGTTTCGCTGTTATTTTCTTTTCCGGAAGACAGATTGAAAAACGGGATGTGGAAATTGACAGACTGATCAGGAACCAATATGAGTTAATGGCTGCCAACGAACAGCAAACCACGCTTATCTTAAAGCAAAAAGAATTATCGGGGAAATACCTGTCTGAAAGAGATAGTCTCGCAAAACTGCTTAAAATACGTCCTAAAGAGGTTATAAAATATATTGACCGTGTTTTGATAGAAAAAATAACCGATACAGTTGAGGTTGAGTCATCAATTATTAATGAAATGCAATGGAAACTGTATGATGGTGGTCAGTGTTGGAAGTGGAAAGCAGATGCAGAACTAAATGATCTTGATCTGATAGTTAACAGAACTGATTTTGAATATAAAAATCAGATCGTGGATGTTTTTTGGTGGGAACGGCAGGGTAAATTTTTATGGTGGAAAGTTGGCAGGAAGCAATATTATCATAAAACAATTCCTGAGTGTGGAGAAGTGATGACAAAAAGTATTGAAATCATAAAGAAGTAATTTTTTATTAACAGGTATTCAATATAATTTCAATAAGTGATCGGGATCGGAATAAATATTCAGCAGGGAGGGGAAGAACCTCCTGCTTATGACGCCGATGTACAGGCGTGGCTTGATCTTATCACAGATAAACCTTCTGCCACGCAAAACGACTATGTCAACACGATGATTAAGGACATGAAAGAAGGCTTGGGTATTGAAAGAATGTCAGACTGGGCAGATGTCTCTTATCATTTAGCAGCCGAAACAGCTGAAGCATCACTAAAGAATATGGTTAAAGATGCTCATCATGCGGTGGCAGTTAATAGTCCTGTTTTTACACCGCTCGAAGGTTGGCAGGGAGACGGGATAAGTAGCTATATTAATACAAATTATAATGCATCGGCACATGGAATTAATTATAAACAGGATGATGCAATGTATTTGAATTGTATTAATGTAGCCCCTGTCAGAACGACAAATATGTATCACATGAAAACGCTAGGAGCATCTCCTACGTTTTTACAACTCAGACCTGCTCAAAATGTGTCCGGGGGTAATATAAATGGAAACACATCTGTTGTATATAGCTTGGGCTTGGCCCCTTCTGCTGGGTTTTGGTCGTTGAGAAGGAGCAGCAATACAGTATATAGGTCTGGATTGAATAAGAATTATAAAAATAATTCCCGAGATTCTGGCTCTCTTCTTAGTGCAACTTTTATTATTTGCAATTCTGACGCACAAGATGGATTAACAATCTTTGGAAAATATTTAAGCGATAATGAACTTAATATTGTTCAGGATGCATTTGAAGCGTTGATGGATAAAAATGGTAAAGGGGTTATCCCATGAGAAATTATATCATAATATCAAAAAAACAAGCTGATAAGGTCAGGGGCAGGCATGGGAAATACAGCGCATTGGAGCCTGTTGAGTTTCCTGACGGGCGTTATGGCATCCCAGCAAGGTGTATTGATGACCCTGAATTTGCTGACATAAAAGAAACGCTTGAGGAATACCAAAAAGGAGAGGTTCAGGAGATAAAAGACTTGAGAACAAGGAAGGAAAACATTGAAATTGAGGCAGGTGTTTCCTATTTGTATGAGAATTATGTAATACAGTCAGATAAAGACTATTGGACCGGACCTGAAACAATGGAAGAAACAGTGCAAATGGATGGAATGCCCTTGGCTAAGTGGTTAAGAGAAAACCCTAAAGCCAGTATAGATGATCTTGTAATACTTGATATGTATGAGGAATCAGAGATTGAAGCAGGAAAATATTACTTATCCGAGGATTACTGGGTTGTGTTATCAAAGGTAACAGAACGGGTGTCATTTGCAAGCGTAGATAAACTGTCTGAGTTGTCAGATAAGTTCGAGATCAGAAAAGACATCAGAACAGAGGTTGATAAGATGATTGATGAAAGGATAGCAAGAGAACAGGCTGAAAAAGAAAAAGAATCTGAAAAGGAACCTGAAAAAGAAATTGAAGAACCTGTTAAAGAACCTGAAATTATACCTGAACCGGAGAAACCGGAAGAGCCAGTTAAGCCTGTTGAGCCTGAACCGGAAGTCAAGCCGAGATTTATGGTCAGACTGTGGAATAAGATTAAAAGTATATTTAAATGACAATCGACAAAGCAAGCATATTCCTCATAAAAATCTTGAACCAAAATCAGGGTATAGACTCACAATACCTGCACCTAAGAAGTGGCAATATTGTTTACCGGAAAGGCATAAGGGGGGAATATTATATAATTGACTTCTCCGATGACGGCGGAAGAACCTGGGAGCTGGAAATTGTTAAACTGGATAAAGATGATGACAGTATTGTTTCACAAATTGATAAAGGAGTTGACGGATACAGACACATGATAAGAGGCAGGAATTATTGCATTGATACAGAACTTACAGAAATAGGATTTAACGGGGCTGAGGGCGTGGACTGGGTTAATGTATATGAAATAGCACATATAACAGGAGATAACATCACAATAACAGCCGATGAAGGATATTTGACAGCATCGGGAATAATTGAAATTAGGTAGTTTTCTTTTCATAGTTGTTTTGTTTTGGCCGGGTTTTAAGGTTTCCCGGCCTTTTTTATCCTTATTTAGTCTAAATATAAATTACACTTTTTATGAAAAATAGTTGCTGAAACATTTGGAATGTATACGAATGTATACTATATTTGTAATAAAAAAGTGAAACAATTAAAACCTTAAAAAGATGGAAATAAAAAACATTGAACACAAGAAAAGACTGCTAAAAGAAAATTACAGCCAAATGCCACAAAAAATAACCTTCAACGAATGGTTGGCCAGTGAACTTGCCCATGATCCCGGTGCGGGGCGTTGGTTGACAGATAATGATGATCTGGCAGACTTTGATCTTCCTGATGATGCATATGAATTGTTTGATGATGAAAAATCCAAAAAAGAAAATCGTTACGCATGGACTTACTAAAATTTATAGACCACATTGACCTTGCGTATTTTGACGGGGGGTCTTTCTGGGTGCTGTTTTATCATCCGGATGACAGCTCAATTGAATTAATCGGAAATGTCGAACATCACGGAATAATGATTCAGACTGATTACGACAGCGAACCCTATTTTAACGGCGGAGCTGTTGTTAATGTTGAAAGGATAATAACCTATGACAGCACCGGGGCAATTGTATCACATACCAATGAAAAAGAATTTGTAAAAAGATTATTTAATCTGGTAAATAATTGCTGAAATATTTGGATTGTAAACAAATGTTTACTATATTTACAGTAATAAACAATCAAAGACCTGAGAAAATGACACCAACAATCAAACAATTCAAAAAGACCTTCACAAATGGAGCCGGGAAAAAAGAAAGAAGATTTTATGAAATGTTTGGTGATATCTCTTTTGAAGAGGCTTATCCTAAATACATAAATTACCTTGTTGGCGTCATCGCAACCGCTGCTAAAATATCTGCATTTGAAAACAAACTTAGAGCAATGGGGGTAAGAGAAAATCAATCAAATATTTCTGAAAGCCGTTATTATACTTATGGTGGAATGAAATATAGGTTTTCAACTCATATACACCCGACAGGATCAATGACCTCTGATAGCTGTATTGATTTTGCCGCCAATCCTGAATTAATTCATAACATTATATAATAAAACCTGAAAAGATGAAAACACATCAAAATGTAATTATTGACAATGCCGCTGATCTGGATTATTCAGACCTGATGAATTCAGTAAGGGCAGAGCTTGAAACCAGGGGCATCACCGGCGAAGCTACCGGTATCATTGCTGATCTGATGGTCAGATACGATGAGGACGTAATTGAGGATAACGGACAGTTTTATCCTGAATCACAATATTCACACAATAACTAAAATTATGGAGCCTAAAGAAATCTTATCAGTCCGGGTTAAGCCGGAGACAATGAAAAGTATAAAAAACGCATCATTAAATAAAAGGGTGCGGGTAAGTGAACTGGTCAGAGATATTCTTGAGGAATATTTTGACAGGAATTGGAAAAGAAAACTTTTTAAACATTAAACCTTAAATTATGAGTAAACTTGTTAAAGTCAATGCTTCGGATTACGGCATTGAATCTACGAAAGCAAAAGAAATTGAAGCAATGTTCTCCCCGATGTTGGAGAAGATGAAAGAGCTGGAGGCTGAATATAATGATATTGTTCAGCAACCTATAACAGAACAACTTTGCGCTGAAGCCCGGCTACTGCGGCTGGAATACGTAAAAGTCCGGACAGGTACTGCCAAAATTCACAAAGAAATGAAAGATTTCTATCTTCGGGGTGGCAGGCTTGTTGACGGGTGGAAAAATGCACAATTGGCAGCATCGCAGGAAATAGAGGCTGTTTTGGCAAAGATTGAAAGGCACTATGAGATTTTGGAACAGGAACGTAAAGAAGCCCTGAAGGCCAAAAGGGAAGCCTTATTGCAGCCTTTTACAGACATTCTCCCTGCCGGGCTTGACACGATGGCAAATGATGTATTTGAAAACTATCTCACCGGAGTTAAAGTTGCTCATCAGGCTCGAATTGAAGCAGAGAAAAAAGCTGAAAAAGAACGACAGGAACAGGAGCGGAAAGACAAGTTGCACGCACAAAGAAAAGAATCAATCCTGCATCTCTGGAATTACCTGTCAGAGAATCAGCAAGTGTTACATTTCGGAAGCTTAACGCCGGATGAGT